ACAGCCGAGCACGGGACAAAAGAAGCGGCCCCACTCCAAGCCCCTGAAGAAGTACCAGCTCCAACAATTCAAGAAGTACCCGCCCCTCCTCAAGAAGTCCCTGCTCCAGAGCCTGAAGAAGTAACACCTGATTTGATAGTAACCAGTTTCACCGTACAAGGCACTATGGAGCAATTCAGAGCCTTAAAGGCATATATACTAAGTAATAACATTAAAATCATAGAAGAATGAGTACAGCAGTAACCACCACAGAGAAGAAACTAACATTAGGAAACTTCCTCAATCAAGCTAACACAGCCGACTTTTTGACTAAAACATTAGGGTCAAGAAAATCAGAATTTGTATCTAACCTCTTAGCCCTTTCAGACAGCAACAAAGAGCTATTGCAATGTGATAATACAGAGCTTATGAAGTGTGCCTTGAATGCCACAGCCCTAAACCTGCCACTTAACAAGAACTTAGGGTATGCATATGTTATCGCTTACAAAGACTGGAAGACTCAAGAAGTACATCCACAATTCCAGATGGGATATAAGGGATTTATTCAGTTAGCTATACGCAGCGGTCAATATAGAACCATTAACACTTGTGAGGTGCGAGAAGGTGAGATTAAGCGTAACAAGTTCACAGGACATACTGAGTTTTTGGGTGAAAACCCTGAAGGCAAAGTTATAGGCTATTTGGCTTATATAGAGCTACAAAATGGCTTTCAGCAATCACTATATATGAGCCTTGAGCAGGTGCAAGAGCACGTAAGCAAGTACTCTCAAAGTGGCATGGACAAAAAGACGGGTGAGCTTAGGGGTGTATGGAGAAATGAATTTGACGCCATGGCAAAAAAGACAGTACTTAAGCTGCTACTTAATCGCTACGGGGTGTTATCTGTTGAAATGCAAAATGCCATAGAGAAAGACCAAGCAGACAGCGAGGGGCGTTATATAGACAATCCGCAAGGAGGTAGGTATGTACAAGATGCTGTTATCATAGAGCAAAGCGAGCCTACCGATATAGTTGCTCAAGAAGAGCCAACAGCTCCTGCACCTGCACCAGAAAAAATTAAGAAAGTATCATTCAAAGATGTATAAGTATGATAACAAGTTATTTTACCCTTGGACAATCGCACATATATCGTCTTAATGGGCAAACCTTAGACCGTGATTGTGTGATTAAGATAACAGCCGAAAATCCAAGAGATGTAATGGTTGAATACTTTGGCTTAGGATGGGCTTTTGAATATGATGAATGCCCTGAAATGAGATACTTCTCACGAGGGGTATATAACCTAACTGATAACAAATGGGAATAGCAAAAGTCATTAATTCAGGTAGCGAGGGTAACGCCGTGATATACAACAACGCAATAATGGTAGATTGCGGCGTTTCTCTCAAAGCCTTACAAGAAGTTAAACGTTCTTTGAAAATTGTACTCCTAACTCACAAGCATAGCGATCATCTAAAAATACGCACTTTGCAGCGGTTACAAGCTGAAAGACCAACCTTGCGAGTGGCTTGTGGTGATTTCCTCTTAGAAGAATTACCATGTATCAAGAATATAGATGTATTGCAAGTGGGTAAGATATACGATTACGGAGCCTTCAAGGTATCACCTATAAAGCTGTACCACGACGTACCAAATTTCGGTTGGCGGATATTCCTGCCCAACGGACAAAAGATATTCCACGCTACTGATACGGTACACTTGGAGGGTATCACAGCAAAAGGTTACGACCTCTATGCTATTGAGCATAACTATTGCGAGGAGTACATACAGCAAGCAATTGAAGAAGCACGAGCCAACGGAGAATATACCCACGCTTACGGCAATATCAATACACACCTGAGCATACAACAAGCGAGGGCGTTTATTGAAGCAAACAGAAAGGAAAGCAGCGAGGTATTAGAGCTGCATAAAAGTAGAAGTTTTTATAAATAAAATAAAAAAATAATGGAAACAAAAGACGAAATAATTAAAGTACTTAAAGAAATGAAAGAAGTACTAACTCAGATAAAAACAAGGTCTTTAAAAATGAAAGAATTAAATGAAAGTTCTATAAAAATTTGTTCTTCCGAAGATTTTCAGATGATTGTAAAAGAAAATAATGATATAGCGAAATTAGGAAGAGAAGTTGAGGAGTTAGGAAATGAAATTGAAGACTTACTATTTAACAGATAAAGACAATGGAAATACAAGGACGAATAAAGCAAATATTCCCCTCTCAGATGATAGGACAAAACGGCTTTGAGAAGCGGGATTTAGTGATAGTAACAGAGGAAAATTACCCGCAAACGATCATCATTCAATTTACACAGCAGCGTTGCGACCTCTTAGAGAGCTTGCAAGTGGGGCAAAATGTAAAGGTATATATCAATATCCGCGGGAGAGAATGGACAAACCCACAAGGAGAGACCAAGTACTTTAACACGATTGAGGGTTGGAAAATTGAGGTGATACAGACTACCAATGTAGCTTATCAGCAGCCAGTACAGCAAGCACCACAGCAGCCAGTAGCACAAGCAGCACCTGCACCTACTCCACAGAGAGCACCACAGCAGGTACAACAACCGCAGCTATTTGATAACCATGGAAGAGAGCCGAACCCTGCAATATTAGACAATCAGGAAGATGATGGATTACCTTTTTAGTAACTTAAAAATAAAAAAATGAGAAAAATAGCAATACGAGCATTAGTATTCATTATTCTGTTAGTGTTATTAACATACGGAGTAATGGTGTTATTCAGGAGTGAACTCCCTTACTTATGGATTGTAGGGTTACTTGTAGCAATTCTTATACTGATTGCTTTCCCTTACAACAAGTTTTTTAGTAACTAATTTAATTTTTATATCAAATGAAAAAGATGATTTTTCTTTTCTGTGTTATAGCCTCCTTAGTAAGCTGTAACAGACCTGAACCCAACTATGAAGGGGTTCTAATGACAGAGTACGGACGAAATGGTATCAATTCGTTCAAAATTGTAACAGGGGCACAAGGGATATTAGGACCAGGTAGTGAGCTGTATCAAGTGCCAATGTGGGAACAAGCAGGAGACCCTGATGTGGTGGAAATCACGGCAAAAGATGCTGGGGTATTTACGGTAGACCCTTCCTACACTTATACGCCTATTCGTGGCAAAGGTGCTGAGATTGTGTTTAACTACAAAAACTACCGAATACAAAACCCTGAAACGTTCTTTGACAATGTAGAAGCAAATGTACTTAACAAGCGCGTTACAGATGCCTATCGTGAGGAAGCAAGAAACTACACCACTGACAGCCTTATGAACAATTTAGGTAAGTTTGAATTATCAGTACAAAGTAGATTGAAAGAGGAGTTTAAAACAAAATTCTTTGACCTTACTACACTTACATCGGGGCTTAAACCTCCTGCTTCAATGCTGAAAGCCGTAGAAGATAGGAATAAGGCTATACAAGAGGCTAACAGGGTAAAGAATGAGTTAGAGACCTCAAGAATGCTGTTAGAAAAGGCAAAGATAGACGCTGAAACAAACAAAGTCCAATCGGTAGGGCTTACAAGAGAAATCCTAATGCAGCAATATATTGAGATGTTAGGTAAGACTTCTAATAAAGTAATCATCACAGATGGCAGAACGCCCGTAATATTAGGTAATTAGTATAACAAAAAGCAAGTATCAATCGGGATAGTAGCAGGTTCGAGTCCTGCCTTGCTTTCAAAATTAAAGACAAAATGGAAGAACTTAAAAAAGAAGCAAAAGATATTCAAGATTACTTGGAGATTACTTGCTCAGATAACCCAGAGGAAATGGTTGAACGTATTAAAGATTTGTCTGTATATATGGCTCGTAGTGGTGAGATGTTGGCAAAGGCAAAGTATCTCTACAACCAACGTACAACCGCTGAAATTACAAAGACAATTATAGCCATAGCAAAGGAACAATATCTATCGGCAACGGCTCAAAATGCCTTAGTTAAGGCTATTGCTCAAGAGGAGCAGTATCTTGTAGATTGGTTGGAGCGTATTAATCGCACTTGTACTCATCAGATAGAAGCCCTTAGAAGTCTTCTAAGTTATGAAAAAGAGAATCTAAGAATAACAAAAACGGGATATTAACCTAAAAAAACAATAACTAACAACCCGATTTGAGAGGAGATTGAGTGCGCATAAATCTTTATCAAATCTCTAATTTCAAATCAAAATGAACGAGTATCAAGAATTTTTAAAGAACAAAATCAAGATAGCTCCTAAGCAAGGGTTTCCTTGTAGCCTTGATGAGATTAACCCACGAATGAAGCCCCACAACCGATTAATGGTAAAGTGGATGGTAGAGGGGGGTAGGCGTGCCTGCTTTGCTTCTTTTGGGCTACACAAGACCGTTACCCAGCTAGAAGTAGTACGAGTAGTGCTCCAAAAGGCAGGAGGTGGCAAGGGGCTAATAGTTTGCCCGCTATCTGTACGACAAGAGTTTATCGAGGACGCTAAAAATATACTTGGTTGGGAGGTAGCCCCTAAGTTTATTCGTCGTATCGAGGAAACAGAGGACAAGGATGGTATATACCTTACCAACTATGAAAGTATCAGAGATGGAAAGTTAGACCCTCGACACTTTCAGGTAGCAAGCCTTGATGAGGCGAGTATCCTCAGAGGTTTGGGAGGCTCTAAAACGTTCCGTGAGTTTATGAGACTTTTTACAGGTGATGCCGGCCCAATGCAACAGCGCAGAGGAGCAGATAATATCAAATACCGATTTGTAGCCACGGCCACTCCCTCCCCTAATGATTACATTGAGTTATTGGCTTATGCTGACTTCTTAGGGGTGATGGATGTATCGCAAGCCAAAACACGTTTCTTTAAGCGTGATAGCACCAAAGCTGATAAACTCACCCTACATGCTCATAAAGAAGAAGAGTTTTGGTTGTGGGTATCCTCTTGGGGACTTTTCGTTACAAAGCCTTCTGATATTACCCAAAATGAAGAAGACGATATAGGGTATATCCTCCCTGAATTAGATTTGCGTTGGCATGAAATACCTACTAATCACTTAGACGCGGGGTTTGATAAACATGGGCAAGGGCTTTTGTTTAAAGATGTAGCATTAGGCTTACAAGCCTCTGCCAAGGAGAAAAGAGACTCATTGGAGGATCGTATCCAAAAGATGTTAGAACTCCGAGCAGAAGACCCTGAAGCACATCGTGTAATATGGCATGACTTGGAAAGCGAACGCAAAGCAATTGAAAAGGCTATCCCAACACTAAAATCAATATACGGCTCTCAAGACTTTGAAAAGCGTGAGGAGATTATCAGGGCATTTTCTTATGGAGAGCTGCAGGAGTTAGGAGCAAAGCCAGTGATAGCAGGCTCAGGGTGTAACTTTCAAAGGTATTGTAGCTGGGCTATATACTTAGGAATAGGCTATAAGTTTAACGATTTCATCCAATCTATACACCGCTTACAGCGCTTCCTCCAAAAGAACAAAGTACGTGTAGACTTGATATACACAGAAGCAGAACGCAACGTACGAAAAACCTTAGAAACCAAGTGGAAAAATCACAACAAACTCGTAAAGAATATGACGGAAATAATCAAGAAATATGGGCTATCTCATTCTGAAATGGCACAAGTACTCACCCGCAAAATAGGGGTAGAGCGTATAGAGATAGTGGGGAGAAATTACAAGATCGTCAATAATGACAATGTATTAGAACTCAATCCTAACGAAAATCCTCACGCTTTGAAAGATAATAGCGTGGGACTTATCCTAACCTCAATACCCTTCAGTACCCAATATGAATACTCCCCTAATTACGCTGATTTTGGGCACTCTGAAAGCAATGAGGAGTTTTTTAAACAAATGGACTATCTCACCCCTAACTTATTCAGAGTGCTGCAACCTGGAAGGATAGCGGCTATACACGTAAAAGACCGTATCGTACCTATGGGGCTATCAGGAATGGGCGTGCAAACAGTATATCCTTTTCACGTAGATTGCATACAGCACTACACCAAGCACGGCTTTGCCTATATGGGTATGAAAACCATCGTTACTGATGTGGTTCGTGAGAACCAGCAAACTCATCGCTTGGGTTGGAGTGAACAATGCAAGGACGGAACAAAAATGGGAGTAGGTATGCCTGAATATCTCTTACTATTTAGAAAGCCCGCTACTGACAAAACGAATGCTTATGCTGATGTGCCAGTTGTTAAGAGCAAAAGTGATTACACACGTGCTAAGTGGCAAATAGATGCACACGGATTTACACGCTCCTCTGGTAATCGTTGTTTGACCCCTGAGGAACTCGCTAAACTACCACACAATGTTATTTTTCAGGAGTACAAGAACTTTTCTCTTAATGAGGTATACAACCACGAGCATAATGTAAAGATTGCGGAAACATTAGACCTATATGGTAAACTCCCCACTTCCTTTATGCTCTTACAGCCGCAAAGCTGGAGCAAGGAAGTTTGGACAGATATTACTCGTATGCTCACCCTCAATGGTTCACAATGGAGTAAAGGAAAAGAGATGCACCTTTGCCCAATGCAGTTTGATATAGCTGACCGCGTAATTGAGCAGATGAGCAATAAAGGAGATGTAGTATTAGATCCTTTTGGAGGGCTAATGACAGTGCCTTATCGTGCAATCCTCAAGGGACGTTATGGGATAGGTTTTGAACTCAATCCTCAATATTTCATAGATGGTGCATCTTATTGCAAGGCTGCCGATGAAGAGGTAAGTATGCCTACTCTGTTCGACTTCATAGAGATAATGGAGAAAGAGCAACAAGAAAAGGAAATGCAAAAAATATCATAAATACTCATTCATTTTTCCTTGTCTTTTGCCCCTCGCTTGTACTTGGCGTGTATGCTCAAGGAGAGGGCTTAGGACAAGTGATTTAAAAACTAAAAAACATGACAAAAGATTTAACATTCAAAGAGAGTTGGTATAAAGCTATGAGCCATCTCCCTAAGGCAGAACAATCCAAAGTAACCATGGCTATATTGCATTATGCATTTGCTGATGAGGACTGGGAGAAGGTACTCCGCCCTCAATCACGAGCGGTATTCCTGTTAATCAAAGCAGACTACCACATGCAAGAGAAGTTAGCATAAGAAGTAATTATCACGTTCATTTAAATAATAACCAATGGAAAGAGAAAGTTTCGTCTTTTACAGGAGCTTTTATGAAGGGATAAAGGAACTGCCGAGAGATATTCAGGGAGAAGTGCTTACAGCCATAATGGAGTATGGCTTAAACGGAGTAACAACTGAAAATCAGAAGCAGATAACAAAAGCGATGTTTGCCCTTATAAAACCTCAATTAGACGCTAATAATCAAAGGTTTGAGAATGGAAAAAAAGGAGGTCGTCCAAAAGCGAACTGTAACCAAACAGAAACCAAAACAAAACCAAAACAAAACCAAAACAAAACCAAACCCGAACCTAATGTAAATGTAAATGATAATGTAAATGATAATGATATTTCTTTTTTAGAAAAAAAGAAACAAAAAAGCGACGCTGCGGTTTCTGATTTGGAAAATGAAAATTCAGAATCTCCCATAGAGACCCTTCAAGCTCCAAAAGAACAAAGCGGCGGCGGGCGAAAGAAATTCACCATACCAACCCCTGAAGAAGTGCAGGCTTATTGTGATGAGCGCAAGAATGGCATTTTAGGGCAACAATTCTGTGACTTTTACAGCTCCAAAGGTTGGAAGATTGGAAAAGAGCCGATGAAAGACTGGAAAGCTGCTGTACGTACATGGGAGATGCGAAGAAAGGATCTATCACCCTCTGTAGCGCAACCGCAAGCGCAAATTTCAGCGCCAAAACGTATCCGCTTTGACGAATATGGGAATGAGGTAATTTATTAAAAAAATAGGCTTAAAAATGCAAAACAGAAAAATACCAAATGACCCTGAGTTAGAAGAAGTCGTACTTGGAGGCATGCTCATAGAGCAGCGAGGAGTTTCTGAGGTAGTTGAGGTGGTGAAAGACACGAATGTTTTTTATAACCAGAAAAACGCCCTTGTCTATGATGCCATCCTCTCCCTATACAAGTCCTCGCAAGGGGTAGACATGATGACAGTAAAGACGGAGCTTCAGAGAGTAGACAAGCTCAAAGAAGCGGGAGGAAGTTCGTATCTCGTGGGATTAACAGAGCGAGTATCTTCTTCAGCGCATATACAGAACCACGCCATACTTCTTATGCAGATGTACGTTAAGAGAAAGAGTATCGAGGTAGGTTATAACCTTGCTGAGCAATCATACGAGGAGGATACGGATATATTCGAGTTGCTTGACGGCTCTTACAAAGAGCTTGACAAGATTTCCGATTGGTTATCTATCAAACAACCCAAGGAGATAGGCGATTATCTTACCGAGGTACTCAAGACCAAAGCAGAGAGAGCGGGAATACCTACCGCAGTGAGGGATATTAACCTCAAGCTCAACGGATACCAACCAAGCGACCTTGTAATCATAGCAGGAAGACCTGCCATGGGAAAGACAGCATACGCTCTGAATGATGCTCTTCATCAGGCACGATTAGGCTACCCCGTAGGGATATTCTCCCTCGAAATGAGCGCACGACAACTTACAGCGAGGCTCTTCGCAAACTATGCGGGGATAGATAGCAATAAATTAGCTATTGGTACACTCTCACAGAGTGAGATGGATGTAGCCGTAAGTCTCCGCCCTTCGTTCGGAAAGTTGCCGCTGTATATTGATGATGAACCTTTTCTCACGCTTTTATCCCTAAAAATCAAAGCGAAAAAGTGGGTCAGAGAGAAAGGGATAAAGGTAATTTACATTGATTACCTTCAGCTTATCAGTAACTCCCAGAGAGGGCGTACACGAGACCAAGAGATAAGTGAAATATCCCGTACCCTCAAGGGGTTGGCTAAAGAGTTAGATATACCCATCATTGCCTTATCACAGTTATCCCGCGGAGTTGAAACACGAAGCGACAAACGCCCCATGCTTTCAGACCTTCGAGAATCGGGAGCCATAGAGCAGGATGCTGACAATGTACTATTCCTCTATCGCCCTGAATATTATCAGATACTCCAATGGGAGGACGGCACGCCAACCGATAACGAGGTAGAGGTTATCATCTCAAAGTTTCGCAATGGCACAACAGGAGGGATAATAATAGGCTGCCAGCTACAATACATGCGCTTTTTTGAACGAGGAGGAAGTGTAAGTATGAATATTCAACAAGAAAATAATTTACCAAAAATTGACCCTAAAAACAACAGTCCATTTTAAAATGAAAAGTACAAAATTTTTAACAGAACTAAGAGCGAGGGGCTTACAAATCACCGAGAAGGAAGCACAACACCTCATGGAAATAGCTGTATCTAATTACAGAGAAAATCAAGTAAAACCAATTCTTAAGCGGGAAAAGATGGCTCATTACCTAATCCTTGCATTAGCATTCTCGGATGCTACTAACGAGCTGTTACACATGATTGACGAGAGCAATCTAAAGTATAAGTTCAAAAGCAACTTCAAGAATGTAAAGAAGCACACAAGGGATATTGTAGAAGAATTTTACAGAGTGAATAAAGCCGACACTCAACTCCTTGAAGCATTTAAGTCTTATGCTGATGATATATCGGAAATCGTGTATCTACACTTGGATAGTATTAATGAGAATAATAAACAATAGCAAAACGATTAAAAAACATACAAAAATGAATAAAACAATTCAAGAACTCGTCCCACTTATCCAAGAGTGGGCGAAAGAAAGGGGGATATTTAAGAAAAGCACCCCGTTTAACCAACTCCTTAAGACACACGAAGAAGTTGGCGAGCTTATCAAGGCGTGTTATGACAATGACAAACCAGCTATCCAAGATGCGATAGGTGATACTATGATTTGCCTTATTAACTATTGCTATTTTGCTAATGAAGATATTACAAAGGCTATTAACAAAGCAAGAATGCAACAATCGCAAACACACCTTCCTCGCACAGTATTAGCCATAGAAGTAAATAGAAATTTATCCAAATTACTAACTGACGAATATATGGGTGACATAGACGGAATAATATACATTTTGCATCATTTACAACATATATTCGAGGATATTTGCGCAATTACACTCTTAGAAGACACCACCATTGAGGAGTGTCTAAACATTGCTTACAACGAAATCAAAAACAGAAAAGGAAAAATGATTAACGGTAAATTTGTGAAAGATGAAAAATAACAACTACCCCAATTGGCTTGTCCCTATAGAAATAGCCAAACAACTCAAAGAAATAGGGTTTAATAAAAAGACTATGTTTTATTTTTTCTCAGCTGATACTACATTTAAATTTAGTATCTCTGAAGATATAAATTTAGATTACATTCTTCCCATCGAAGATGTTGAGTTAGACAATTACAACAGGAAAGGTTTTTATGCTTCAATCCCCACTTGGGAACAAGTATTTGAGTGGTTCAGAGAGAGAGGTTACCATGGTGTTATAGCCGCAAAAGGTGAAGATGGAGAGAACGAATATTCCTATTGCATTCACTACCTCAACGAGTTAAGTAGTGACTTTGAGCAGGACAGCCACCTCACCTATGAAGAAGCTCGTGAAGCCCTCGTAAAAGCACTCATACGAACTTATAAAAACGAACAACTATGAATAAAAAACTCATCGTCCTATCAGGAAAGAAAAGAGTAGGCAAGGACACCGTGGCCAACCTTTTCAATGACTACACCCAGCGCAAATACGCACTAAGAGCCTTTGCCGAGCCAGTCAAAGAGATAGTGTCTCAAGTAACAGGACAGACCCCCTACATATTAGACCTATACAAGGAAAGCCGATTAGTAGATGTCAATGGTATATCGAGCAACCTAACCATAAGGGAGCTATACCGAAAGACAGCCGACTTTTACAAGAAACTACTGGGGGAGGATATATTCGCTAAGCTAATGCTAAGGCGATTGACTTATGAGAATTACGAATTTCCAAGGGTGATTGTCACAGACATGCGATTCAAAGTGGAGTATGAGCAAATGAAACTGCTTGACCCAGTTTTTATCCGTGTGAAATGCAGAATGGGCAATATGGATACCCACCCCTCTGAAACAGACCTTGACGATGTGCCTGATAGTGATTTTCACTTTGTGATTGACAATACATGCACACGTACCCAACTCAAGGAACAAGTACAAACCATTGTTAAAAAGTTAAGAATATGAAATTATATATCTCAGGAAAGATTAGCGGCACAGACCTAACTCACACACGCAAGCGATTTAGAGATGTTGCTGACAAGCTCCAATCATTAGGACACGAGGTTACCAATCCTCTTTGTAATGGATTATCTGAAACAGACCCTTGGGAGGCACATATTGCAAAGGATATTGCTAACCTATTGCAATGTGAGGGTATATACATGCTACAAGGATGGGAGGAAAGTCAAGGAGCAAGGATAGAACATGCTATGGCAAAAGATGCTAAATTAATAGTATTTTACGAGTAAAAAGTAATGATTTAAGGGTTACAAGGAGCTTATTTCTGTATCCTCGTAACCCTTTATTTACTTGGCTTTAAAATCACAATTTAACAAAACGAGTTATATTTGTTGTTGGTTTTATTGTCGTTTTTACATACGCAAAAACGTATGTAAATGTTACTCATTTTCAAATAATTATATAAAAAAATTATAGGAATAGTTTAAATATTTTTGTACCTTTGCGCTTTGTAAGGATTTAACAATCTAATATTATATTTCAGGTTATGAAGACAAACCAAAACATGATTCGTAAAATGGGTAACTTTGATGTTATCCAGCGTACTAAGGATGGATTTTTCAATGCTACCACCTTACTAAAACAATGGAATGAGTTCGTAAGGAATGTAAATTTAAATGATATAAATTTTGACCAAATCAATGAAAATTTAAATAGGGGGAATTCCCCCCATTTGAAAGAGAAGGATATTAAAGAGTTTTTCTCAAATAAATCTACACAAGAATATATAGGCGTCATACTATCAAAGGAAAATCTTAGTAATAAAAATTCTGTATATACAGCAAACAGAGGAAATAAAGGAGGTACTTGGATGCACCCTATGTTGTTTATTGACTTTGCTATGTGGCTTAATCCTTATTTCAAATATGATGTATTAAGATTTGTATCTGATGAAATGATTAAGTACCGAAACCTTGCAGGAGATAGCTATAAAATATTAGCTTCACATGTAGCGACTATCGTTCCTAAACAGCTTATGCCTATGGCTATGAAAAAGATAGCACAAGGATTGAATTTTATAGTTTTTGGAGATCATAAGCACGCTATGCGTAATGAAGTAGGAGAAGAAACCAAGCAAGTAGAACTTTTCCAACTACAACAAAAAGTGGCTGACCTTATAGGAGATGATTTCATAAAGTCATTTGACGAACTAATAACCTACCTCCGAAAGTTATATGGAAGAAAATACACACCTAAAGCCTTAATAAATTAACTACAAAGCCGCCTAATGACAACAAATGTAATAACCCCTAAAATAAAGAACAAGAACAGCAGACAGTTAAAAAGGAGTCTTCGTATAATGAAAGCATTTCTCCTTATTAAGTACGCTCACTTATATAGTCAGCGATGCCTACATCAATCCTTAATGAAGTCAAAGAATGACTATCACACAGCGGAGAATGTATCCAATATGATAAATGATATATTCGGAGGACAGACCTCCCCTCAAGATTTTATCTGTGATAAGAGCGAGCAAGCAGATAAGTGTATTAACCTAACCAAGGAGATGAAATCATACGAAGGATTACTAAAAACACTAAACATTGACCCGCAAGATGTATATGCTTTTTGCGCTGATGTAGAGTATAACAACTCAGTTCCTTTATTCAGATGTTATGGACAACTTGCTATGTATGTAATAGGACATATTATGAATTACGACTTAGGAATGATAACCAAAGATGAATCCTTAAAAAAAATACAACACCTTAACGATTTTGAATTTGCTCCTAAAAACCTATCTATGGTAACTCGTAAGATAGTGGTTCAAGTAGAAGAAGCCTTTGGGTTAGTTTTTTTAAGAAGAATTGTAAGAAAATTCAAAAAAGAGTACAAGGACAAAAAATTTAAAGTGACAATAAAAAGTAATGTACCCCTATGAAACACCAAGAAAGCACCCTACAAACCTCCTGTGTGAAATGGTTTAGGATCCAGTATCCTAACCTCGTGATATACGCCGTCCCTAATGGTGGCAGTCGCAACGTTCGAGAAGCACAACGCCTCAAGGCAGAGGGAGTACTCGCAGGAGTTGCCGACTTGGTAGTACTCCTCCCCCAAGGTAAAAGCCTTTATATTGAGATGAAAGTTAAGGGCAATAAACAAACAGACAATCAAAAAGACTTTCAAAAAATAGCCGAAACCCTCGGACATACTTACGCTGTATGCTATTCCTTTGAGGAGTTTAAAAGGATCATTGAAGAAAAACTAACAACTAACAACTGATATACCATGCTTGAGAAAATTAAAACAGCCATTGAGGACATCACCCAAGAACCTATGAAAGGGAGAAATGTATACCTGAAATTATTCTGCGGACTTGCTTACAAACATTCTTTTTCTACACAAAAAGAAGTTGCCGCTTTCTTAGATATTCCTATCACAAGCGCTGCCTATTATAGAAAGGAGCATATTAGCATGTGCGAGAATACAGAATACCGACAACTTTGCAAAGAAGTAGAGGATAAAATATTGTAATTCTATACCATTTTCATATTAGTTTATTAATTTCTTTCAACAACAACACCACTCCTAAATTATAGAGTGGTGTTTTCTTTATCCTGCTCGTACTGCTCCTTTTGTTGCAAGGCGTCCGATTCCTTACGTACAAGGTACTCTATTAGGTTAGCTTGCGACATTCCTTTCTTCTCTGATAGAGATTTTAATAAAGCGATAAACTCTTCAGATACCCTAATATTTAAGGCTTTTCCTTTTATTCTTTCTCGTGCCATATTTATATTTATTTTTTTTGCAAAGATACGTATTATTTTAATGTAAATATATATGTATATACATTTAACTTTACACAAAGAAAGATTTATGATTTCATTAACTATATGTATAGTAAAAAGTATATACCTTTGCACTGTCAAAATGAAACAAGAATATTAATCATTAAATAATATAAAGATGAAAGAGTTAATCAAAAAACAAGAACCTCAAATATTTTTTGAATGGTGTTATAACAATTATGAAGTACGCACCAAGTTAGAACTCAAGGGGCGTGGTATAAAGAAGTCAGAATATACTGAAGGTATCTACTTCGTAACACCAAAAGCACTCGAAAAACTTGAAGCAAAATACACTTGTGCTCGTTACGATGTTCATTCGTTAAACAACTAATCGCAACGCCCTGAGCAAGGCGCAAAAAGGCTCAATATCTTAGTAATAACCTTTAAAATAAATATAAATATGTTGTCATCAGAACAAATAATCGCCTATCAATCAGAGATTGAAAAATTAACCTTATCAGACAAAGAATGGCAAAAAATCAGTAAAACAAGCAAAGCGCTTGACTATGGTTTAACATTTACTGAATTAATGAAATATATGTTAGAACACGAAAAAGCAATCATAAAAAACAACTTTCAAAAAGCACTATTTATTGAATGCCTTTTTGAAAATATTAACTACCACAGAGAGCTTGATTGCTTAAGAAAATGCGATTACGAAGGCGTCGCTAAAACATATCTCAATAACTAACATTTTCACCCACCCTTGAACCTTTCCAGAGGTTACCCAGTTCGCTACTGGCAAGGGCTCAAATTTAACCTTTAAAACACTACCAAAATGAAAAATACAGATAAAAAAACAGTCTTTTGCCTTGCATGGCAGTTCTTCAAGCAAACTGGTTACACCTTTTCAGAGTGCTTAAAAAAGCATGGGCAAACATCAAACTAAGGGCAAAAATGAAAAGCCAAATCGTACGCTTTTACTTTTTAAAAGTAGACGGCACTATCAGAGAGGCTTGGGGTACGATTTGCCCTACTATAGTACCACCTATAGAGCACACCTCTAACCGCAAAGCTAATGACACTGTACAGGTATATTATGACCTTGAAAAGAAAGAATATCGCAGCTTTAAAAAATTCAACCTTGTAGCATAAAAAAAGCCCCTCGCTTTTGAGGGGTTTAAAATATTTTTCGTACCTTTGATGATAGTAATAAAAAAACGAAAAATATTCAAAAAAAATACGAACTTTATACGAACAGACATTGCAGCCATCTTTTATATTATCCCTACCTTTGTGCTATCAGCGGGGTAGAGCAGTTGGCAGCTTGCGTGTTTAACTTGCACGAGGTCGTTGGTTCGAGTCCAACCCCCGCAACTAATAAAATATCACAATATGAAAGTATTAACATTACAAATCAAACGCCCTTACTTAGAGGCTATTTTATCAGGTGAAAAAACTGAAGAATATCGCGAAATTCGTCCAAAAAATGCTCATAAGTTCGTTATTCAGAACCCCGAAGCAGAAGAGGATGATGAATGGTTACAACCAGTAAAATATGACACCATCAAGTTTCTTAATGGGTATGACACAAACAGACCAGAGGCTATTGTAGAAGTCAAAAATACTCGCATTGAGTTATCTGTAGATGAAAAAGGTGAATACATCACCTATGAAGAAGATGGTGAAGAATACATAGAAGCCCAAATAGTTTATACATTGGGCAAGGTGTTAAGCACTAAAAACATTTAATAACCCTTTAAATATTCAGCTGAGTTAGAAAAACAAACGTACAAAAGCAAATCAACAGGGCATCAGGTGTGAGTAGAGTTGCCCGTTATGGTAGAAATGAGAAAGGTCAAGCGTTGTCACAAAAACAACGTAGACGAAACGTATATATTGCCTTTCGTAAACAAGCTGGTTTGTCAGCAGGTTAATCTATGAATATCTACCAACACACCCAGCAAGTAATTAACACGGTTAAGGCTAAAACTAACCGTGTTTTACTGTTTTATTCTTGTGGCAAAGATAGTATTGCATTACTACACTGGTGCGCCAAAAACTTCGATGAGGTAGTATGTGTATTTATGTATTTCGTCAAAGACCTTGAGCATATCAACAAATACATCAACTTCTCAATAAAGCAATACCCTAACATTTCATTTATACAGCGTCCTCATTACGCCCTTACTTATATCAATAAATCAGGGTTATTCTGTACCCCTCAAAATACACGTATACTTAAACTATCAGATATTATACAATCAGTACGCCTCGAAACACAAATTGAGTACGTATTCTTAG